CTAGGTTATACAGAACACGCGGGTAATTTTTATCTACAACCTTTAAACCTTAAATTTAGATTAGAATCTATTACAGATGCCTGGTATGATACCGATGACTATCCTATTATAGATTTTGCTTCTCATATGGCTAAAAGAGTAAAAGAGAAAACAGCAAATAAATATCAAAATAGAGATCAGGGTTTTGATCAATTTAAACAAGTCGATAATTTAGTAGTACTACCAGGTTCTAACAAACTTAAAGGAAATACCTGTTTAAACAAATTAAAATATTTAAAGAAAAAATATAAAGATAATTTATATTTTAAACCCCACCCCATCACAACACATGCTGTAGTAGGTGAATTGAAAGATTTACTGGGTGCCGAAAGTATCTTACCTAGAGATATTGATTTATACCATTTTATGAATGTAGCTAAAAAAATATATTCAACACATTGGAGCGAATCAGTTATAAATGCTATCGCATTGGGCAAACCAGTTGAAGCAGTTGATGTATATAATGATATTCATCAAGCATCATTTTATGCTATTAATACCCAAGCATTCGCTCATCAACAACATGGTAAAGAATGGATAAATAAAACATTTTCATCACCTAAATCAGGCGTAATTAATCCCTATATTGATAAAGATTGGAAAGATAAAGTAGACAAATACTTTGATTATATCACTGAAAAAAGAGATTACTATAAAATGTGGTTTATTGATGAAAAATTAAAAGAGGAATTAAAAAAGAAAAATAAAATTTAATTAAGTTTTATATATTTATAATAAACAAATAAAATAAATACAATGAATCATATTTGGAAAATTTACGATCTTAATAGAACCCTATCAGACGGGATGGTAAGCAAAGCTATATATGCCTGTGAATCAGATGAATCAGGTCATTCATCTAGAAAAATTGGAGAAGTAGCTTTCACAACAGGTTCAGCTTCTGACTCAGAATTTATAGCTTATGAAGACCTTACTGAAGATATTGTTTTAGGATGGGTTACAGGATCCATAGATACAACTACTATAGAGGTAGAAAATTCCTCTTCAATTGCATCTTCTATTACTGCTGAGGCTAATAGAACTAAAGAAAATGGTACTCCTTGGCTATAATATTTTAAAATAGTTTTATTAAATAATTGTTATGAATGTAATCTTTCAAATAGACGGGGGTCTAGGTAAATCTATCATGGCGACAGCTATGGTTAAAGTTATAAGAAAACGCTATAAAAATTCTCACATTATAGTCGTTACAGCTTACCCAGATGTATTTTTAAATAACCCACATATCAATGAGTGTTTTAGGATTGAGGAAATGGGGGGAGCCTATTTAAAATATGTTAAAGATCAAGATTGTAAAATCTTCACAGAAGACCCCTATCGTAATACTTCTTTTTTAACTGATAAAGAACACCTATTTAAAACTTGGTGTAGAATATATGGGTTAAACTATAATAATGAACAACCTCAACTTTATTTAACCCAACCTGAAGTAGATTATTTCAAACCTTTTTATCAAGTAGAAAAACCCATATTAGCTATACAACCAAATGGAGGTCCTCAAGGTCAAGGTTTTCAATATTCTTGGACTAGAGACATACCTCAACCTACAATGAATGAAATAATCAAACATTATAAAGAAGATTATACTATAGTTCATATCAAAAGAGAAGACCAACAACAATACCCAGATACACTACACGCATTAGATGGGTTTAGAAGTATAGCTATACTATTACAACTATCTTCTAAACGATTACTCATAGATTCATTTAGTCAGCATTTAGCAGCTGCTATGGACAAAAAATCAACAGTGTGTTGGGTAACTACAAAACCAAAAATATTTGGGTATAAGTTACATGACAACATCATAGCTACCCCTTTTACCAAAGAACCCCAACTTGAACGTTCTGTTTATCAACCCTTTAATTTAGCACAAGATATTTCATCCATTCCTTATAATGATTTAAATGAAATATTTAATGCTAATGCAATTATAGAGTCTATAAACAAACAATAATGGAAAAAATATTTTTTCAATCATCTTTACCTAGAGCAGGTAGCACATTGTTACAAAACATATTAGGTCAAAATCCTGATTTTTATGTAACCCCTACTTCTGGTGTATTAGAATTACTATTTGCAGCTAGAGGCAATTATACAAATGATAATGCTTTTCAAGCCCAAGATGCAGAGTTAATGAAAAAAGGATGGCTTAACTTTTGTCGTCAAGGAGTAGAAGGATTTTTTAATGGTATTACAAACAAGAAATATGTAGTTGATAAATCTAGAGGTTGGGGGATACATTATAACTTTCTAAATTCATTTTACCCAGATCCAAAAATAGTTTGTATGGTTAGAGACTTAAGATCTATCTATTCTTCTATGGAGAAAAACTTTAGAAAGAATCAAGATAAAGATAGCGGTATAGTAAACTGGGCTGAAATGAAAGGTACTACAACATCTAAAAGAGTTGATCATTGGGCCCAAACCCCTCCAATTGGTATTGCTGTAGAAAGGTTAAAACAAATGATAGATGAAGGTATAGATAAAAATATTTTATTTATACGATTTGAAGATCTAACTTCTAACCCTCAAATAGAATTAGATAAGGTATATGACTTTTTTGAAGTAGAAAGATATCAACATGATTTTCAAAATGTAGAACAACTCACCCAAGAAGATGATACAGTACATGGTATTTTTGGAGACCATACAATAAGAAAAGAGGTAAAACCTGTTCCTGAAGTATACAATGAATGTTTAGGCCAAGAATTATCACAAAGTATAGTTAATACTTATCCTTGGTTTTACGAGTATTTTAAATATTTATAATTAATCCCTAAAAATTACATATGAGTTGGAACTACAAAACCCATAAAATAGGGGACATAACTCAATTTCCAGAAAACACATTCGGTTTCGTTTATATAGTTACTCACAAACCTTCTGGGAAGTCTTACATCGGAAAAAAAGTCTTATTTCATAATAAAAAACAAAAAATTGGAAAACGAGAATTAGAAAAACTACAAGGTGTAGTTGGTCGTCGTCCCTCTTATAAATTAGTAGTAAAAGAATCAGACTGGCTTAATTACTACGGATCCCAAAAACACATCAAACAATTATTGCTTGAAGGTAAAAAAGATGAATTTGAACGTACTATATTAAAAATGTGTCCTAATAAAAAGTCATTGACATATTTTGAAATTAAATACCAAATGATATATCAGGTATTAGAAAAACCAGATAAATTCTTCAATGACAATATTTTAGGTAAATTTTTCACTAGAGACTTAGAGGGTATTGACTTTGAAGATCCCTTGGAGTATAAAGATTAGTTTTGTATATTACCACTTATGGTAAACCAATTATTAGTTACCTTAGTAAATTCGGTATTAGGATCAGGTAAAGCTACAGCTAGAAATAACTACGCTTATCATTGTCCTTTTTGCCATCACCATAAACCAAAAATGGAGGTTAATCTCACCGAGAATAAAGAAGGTAGAAATCCTTGGCATTGTTGGGCTTGTGATGTTAAAGGTACTACTATTTATTCTTTATTTAAACAACTTAAAGTTGAAGTTAATAAGTTTACAGAACTAAAGTCTTTAGTTAAAACTTCTAAATCAATAAAACAAACACAAGTTGTAAATAGTGTATCACTCCCCAAAGAGTTTATTAGTTTAATAGATAATAATTCAAATGAAATAAAAACGCGTCATGCCCTAGCATATTTAAAGAGTAGAAACATAAATCAACATGATATCCTAAAATATGATATAGGTTATTGCGAATCAGGTTTATACGCTAATATGATTATTATACCAACATATGATGCGGATGGTAGATTAAATTATTTCACAGCTCGTTCATTTGAAAAAGACCCATATATAAAATATAGAAACCCATCAGCAAGCAGAGATGTAATTCCAAATGAACACTTAATTAATTGGAAAGTCCCTATTATTATATGTGAGGGTTTATTTGATGCAATTGCTATCAAACGAAATGCTATACCATTACTAGGAAAAAATATACAAAGTAACTTAATGAAACGAATAGTTACATCAGTAGTAGATAAAATTTATATTGCATTGGATAAAGATGCAATTAAACAAGCTTTACGCTTTTGTGAAAATCTAATGGCAGAAGGTAAAGAAGTCTATCTTGTTGATATGCAAGATAAAGATCCAAGTGAAATGGGTTTTACTAATTTCACCAAATTAATTCAAACCACCCAACCACTTACCTATTCTGGTTTGTTGGAAAGAAAACTAGCTTTATGATCAAAAAATCATACAATAGAATATTAGAGATCTCAGATGATCACAAACAAATAACTTTACCTGATTCACGTTATTATAGACGTAATGGGGAATTTTATCCTTCTATTACATATGTTTTAAATGCTTACCCTAAAGGTAAATATTTTGAGGACTGGCTTAAAAAAGTAGGGTATAGTGCTGAATGGATTGTTAAAAAAGCAGCAGAAGAAGGAACACAAGTCCATGAAATGATTGAAGAATATTTTGAAGGTAAAGAATTAAAATATTTAAATGATAGTGGTCATCCTCGAATGGCACCTCATGTTTGGCAAATGTTCTTACGTTTTGTTGATTTTTGGGAAACATATAAACCAACATTAGTTGAAACAGAAGTATCACTATTTTCAGATGTACTACAAGTTGCGGGTACTTGTGATTTAGTATGTGAAATCGAAATAGATGGCAAAATGGAACGCTGGGTAATTGATTTCAAAACCAGTAACCATCTCCAAACCACTTATGATTTACAAGGTGCAGTTTATGCCCAATGTTATGAGGAATGTTATGGTATGAAAGTAGATAGAGTAGGTGTATTATGGTTAAAATCTAAATCTAGAGGTGAAGATAAATCTGGTAAACGTCTAAAAGGTAAAAATTGGGAAATATATGAATCACCTCGTACCCAAGAAGAAAACTTAGATATATTTAGATCTGTTAAAAAATTATTTGATCTAGAAAACCCCAAACATAAACCTGCAACACAAAAATTTGAAACTACAGTTAAAAGAACTATATGATCCTAGGTGCAGATAGCGTTTATGTTATTAATTTAAAACGACATAAAGTTAGAAGAAAGAGAACTGAACAAATGTTCAAAAGGCTTAAACTTTCTAATATTAATTATATAGAGGCAATTGATAAGATAGAGATATCAAAAAATCCATA